TGAACTGGACAACCAAGGAAGGCAAGGAGGAAAAGGCAAAGCTGGAAAGGATCGGTTTGCCCATCATCTCGGTGGCTGATCTAGATAAGGCGCTGCGGATGCGCGATTCTGTCTGGGCAAGCAAACACGCAGCCGAAATGCTCACCGGCTGCAAGACCGAGCAGCAGACAACCTGGACAGGCTACGATTCCAAGGTTCCATGCAAGGGCGGCATCGACGGCATTGGATCAGCGGGCATCGTGGATCTCAAGACCACCATCGACGCATCGCCAGAAGCCTTTGCCAGAGCAATCCGCTCATATGGCTACTACATGCAGGCCGCTCACTACATCGACGGTGTTGCGGAGACAACGGGAGCCATCGCCCCGTTTACATTCATTGCTGTTGAGAAGCAGCCACCATATGCGGTTGCCTGTTACACGCTTTCCAATGACAGCCTTGCGGCTGGATGGGCGGCGATGAACAGGATCGCCAAGATATATTCCGACTGCATCAACACAAATGTGTGGCCGGGATATGAAGGAAGGTCTATCGAGCTATCAATCCCGATTAATCTGGATACGGCAGTCACCGATCTAGAGCTTGAAGACTTCTGAAACGTCGAACCGAAGGAAACGGAAAATGGAAAACGCAAATACACGCATTGTCGTCAAGGATGCTCGCATGGCCTACATCCACCTGCTGGAGCCTCGTGCTGCGGCAGAGGGTGCAGAACCTAAATACAGCGTCACACTGATCATCCCGAAGACGGACGAAGCAGGCATTGCAGCCATCAAGGCGGCAATGAAAGCGGCAGTTGCAAAGAAATTTGGGGATAAACCGCCAAAGGGTCTGCGCAATCCGCTGCGGGATGGCGACGAAAAGGATGGAGATTCCGGCGAATACATGAAGGGCGACGAGTTCAGGGGCAACTGGTATCTCTCTGCATCCAGCAAGAAGCCGGTGCGCGCCCAGGCTGGAAAGGCTCGCCTGCCAGCTACAGAAGACCATCTGCAATCCGGCAACTATGGGGCGGCAGAACTGAACTTCTACGGCTACGATGCTGCGGGCAACCGGGGTGTGGCTGCCGGTCTGAATGGTGTTTGGATCACTCGGAAGGGTGAGCCGCTTGGGTCTGGCGCCACAGACTGGGGCGTGATCGAAGCGGAGGACTTTGGTTCACCAGCTCCGAAGGCGCTTGCTGAAATGGCAGCGGAAGACGTGTTCTAGTATCTAGAACGCAAGACGGCGCAGCAGGGGTCAGTCTACTGCGCCGTCAATCGCCTCAACACCGGGAGGAAGCGGAGGCAATGGCTAAATTTAACACTCTCGAAGACACGCTGCAAATAGCAGCCGAATATTTTGGCTACGTCGAGCTTTATGCACGGCTGGCACGGGAATTTGTATCAGTTGGCGATTTGCCTGGCGCAAACTACGCTCAAAGATCCTTGGTCGCCTATGTCAAAGCTGCACAGCGAGAGCTGGTTGCCGCGATGGACATCAGCATCGCAGCCAAGGAACAGGCAGGAATAGATGCGGTTGCCGGTCAGGGCAATAAGGTCAGCGCAGACGATGATTGGTGGAAGTGATGGGGAACACATTCGATGACGACGATTTCTTTTCAGACTTGCAACACGATCTGGACGCCAAGTCAGATGCGCTAGAAGCCAAGAAGCCCAAGAAGCAAGTGGCCGGGAATAGTCCAGAGGAGCAGCCGATCAAGCGCACCCTGTTCCTCGGAGATCCTTGGGAGGACAAGCTTGTTGTTGATCAGAAGGGCTGGGCAGTCTCCAACCATGCCAATCTTGCCCACACAATCCGCCATCATGGGGAATGGACAGAGGCGCTGGCATACAACGCCTTCACAGGGCGCAAGATCCTGTTGAAGTCCGTGCCAGGCACACCGGCAAACAAGCAGTTCAAGCCACGAGAGATTGAGGATCGGGACATCCTAAGCGCAACCTCATGGTTCAACCGCAACCTGTTTCCCAGAGCAGCCAAGAACCAGGTTGCCGACGCCATCGACGATGTGGTGCATGACGCCATCATCAATCCAGTGAAGCACTTCTTGGAGGACTGCGAAGCGGCATGGGATAGTAAGCCCAGGTTAGCCAAATGGCTAACTATCTACGCCGGGGTTGAGATCGAAGATCCTGCCCATAGCCAGTACGTCGAGGAAGTCGGGATCAAGTGGTGCGTCAGCGCGGTTGCGCGGGTCATGGAGCCGGGTTGCAAGGCTGACGGTGTACTTATCCTGGAAGGCAGCCAGGGGGCTGGGAAGAGCACCGCAGCCAAGGTGCTGGCCGGGAATGAGTTCTTTGGGGACAGCTTACCTCCGATGCACTCCAAAGAGGCCAGCGGCTACGTCAGAGGGCGCTGGATCATCGAACTGGCCGAGCTTGCCAACGTCTCAAAGGCAGAGGTAGAGGTGGTCAAAGCGTTCATCAGCCGATCAGAGGAACGGTTCAGACCGCCATACGGCCGGAACGAGGTCACGTGTCCCCGGCAATGCGTTTTTATCGGATCAACCAATCGAACGGACTATCTGCGGGATGACACCGGCAACAGGCGCTTCTGGCCGGTGAAGGTGGGCAGGATCGACACAGAGGCGCTTCAGCAGGATCGCATCCAGATATGGGGCGAGGCAGTCCATAGATACCGTCAGGGCGAGCAGTGGTGGCTTACACGGTCAGCGGAGACCATCGCAGCACAGGAGACGAAGGCAAGGCTCATAGACGATCCCTGGACGTCTGAAGTGCTATCCAAGGTGCTGGGGAAGGCTGAGACCTGCGTCAGCCAGATCATGTCTGACATGCTTATCGAGGTCAGCAGGCGCGACAGGATGATGAGCAACCGGGTGGTTTCAATCCTGCTTCAGAATGGGTGGAGCAGGGATGGGCAGTTCACAGCGCAACCTAATAAGGGGCAGGCCAAGTTTGTGAAGCGGTAGATAGCCGGTAGACAGAATGCCTTGTTGCGGCTGTCTACTGTCTACTATGGGTCGATGGTAGATAGGAGTAGATAGAATATCTACTTATCTTTTTAAAGTTACTAAGTTATTGATATATATAGGGTGGGGGTAGATAGCTACCCTGTATGACTACCCTATAATGCATGTATCTGACGGTGTTGGTGAAAGTCTGTCTACTCTGTCTACCTGTCTACCTATAGCCAAGAACAAGCACACGAAAACAGGGTCAACCAATGCAAAGGGTGAACATCTCAATGGCCGACAGAACCACAAACAGAGCCAAGACAGCCAGGGACGCAGGTCTATGGGCGGCGATCCAAGTCGCGGACCAAGCCGCAATCAAGTTCGAAGGCGAATGGGGAATCGGACGGCTGGAACGCATCGTTCCGCCAGAACTGGCTGCAAAGTTCGCCATCGCCAGGCACCAGCTAGATGAAGCAATAAGCACCGTGGACATCGAACTTGCCAGCCAGAAGGCAATGGCTATGGCAAGGGGCTGGGAGGCGCTGGACAGGGCTGCAAGGGCAGCAGGCCATAGGAGTGAGGATAATGCGCATGTGTGGTTCCACGGCTCTCCTAGCGGCAAGAAACGCTATGCCTTCGCAAAGTCGGTCCACGACATCCCAGACATCGCCAAGCGCCACCCAGACCATATCGTCATCAGCTTCGATGAAATCGTAGGACTGTTCGAGAGGCCAGACGCAATGGCAACCATCGCCGAGATCAAACGGCAATTCCCAGGCGCATACGTCCAGAACAAGAACCCGACGAACACGTTGCTGAATGATGCGATCCCTTTTGATTGACCCCGATTAACCAGAAACAGGTTAATCGGGGTTTTGACATGACGCAGAACTTTTGTCATACAATGCGGTAACGGGATACCGTATGGTATTGGGATACCGCAGAGGGCTAGATGCCAAAGGATTTAACGCCAGCGCAGATCGAAGCGCGGCGCAAAAGGATCGAAGCAAGAGCCAGGCGTCCTAAACGCAGGGTGACGCTGGCTGAAGAAGTTCAAATAAAACAACCGTCTAGGATCGGAAGACCCAGCAAAAAGTCACCTGCTATCATCGATGACATCATCGCAGGCGTGTCGTCAGGAAGATCCATCGCTAACGTGTGTGCCAATGATCCAGGGATGCCTGATGTCAGAAGCGTGTATAGATGGCTGGGAGATGACGACGATTTCCGTCTAGCATACTTGCGCGCTTGTTCGAACCGCAGCCTCGTCTACGCTGATACGATCGGCGACATTGCGCAGGCGGTATTGGCCGGTAAACTGGACCCAAACGGGGCTAGAGTGGCGATAGACAGCTATAAATGGCTGGCAACCAAGCTGGTTCCAACGATCTTCGGGGAGCGACAGGAGGTGCAGGTAACACACCAGCACCTGCATCTGCACGCTCTCAGGCAGCTATCGGAGGCAGCTAAGGTAGGCCAAGCAGCCATTGCACAGCGTGAACTGGAGCTACAAGCCATCGAGATAGGGGACACAATAGGGGACAGCAGCACTATAGACCTGCAACCCATTGAAATCATTACACCTAGGGCGGATGATATATCCGTATAACCGTGATGAGGGACAGATGGGGGACAGGTGGGACGGGGACACAGGCGGCATCAGCAGGCGTCCGAAGTCACGCTGGGATGGGGATGTGTCGCGGACCCCCCCGGCATCCCCCGGCGGCGGGGGGCGGCTGCTGCAGCAGCACCCTCTGCTCACAGACACCATTTCACCCCCAGCTTCACCTGCACCCACGGCATACTTGGATCACAAGTATCCACCTGGAGAAGAGAAGCGTGCTGAACCCACATCCACTGCATCCACGGCATACACAGAACCCCCCTCAACCCCGCAAACGTCTATCCCTTTTTACAATACAAAACCCCCTGTAACAGGTTAACAGGCAAGCAGGGGTGGACCCCCCACCC